AGATACACACGCTACGTTTACTGACACTGGTACAAACATTACAAGTAACGTTGATATTATTAACTATGGCCTTGATGATGGAACAGTTCCATTAACAGTTAGAGTAGATTCAGATGGCAATGATGCAATAGTTGCAGACTTTCTAAATGAAAGTTGGGACCAAGCAGTTGGAGCTAGGATTAGACTTGGTGCAACTGATGCAGGTGACAAGTACTACAACAATATGATTGACAGTAGATATACAGGTTCAGAGAAGAGACTAACCTTTAAGGGATTAAGTGATGATGCAGCAGATGAATACCCAATGTGGAGTATGCGTTATGTTACAGCAGACAATTCAATTAAGCATTCTGTATTTGGACAACTGTTCCAGGAAGTTAACACAGACACATACAGTTCAAACCAATTCTTAACTGGTACAGTTCCAACTGGCGGTGATGATTATCATAATTTCTTAGCTTGCAACTTAGACTTTGGCGCAAACGCAATACCAGATGGTGCATCAGGCAACCAGTCATTTAGTGCTGATAATACAGCAACAGGTGCGGTAGCTGTTGGTAAAATTACAGCAGTGTATGGCACTGATGATACTGACAACACAATGAAACTTACTGTAGACAGACATGACTACAGTGATAGTGTAGCCATGGGTATTAACTTTAAACATGCATATGTACAAGTACCATTTAAATATCAGCCTTACAGTACTACAGAAAGAAACGCTTTGTCAGTTGATTCAGGTTCAGTAATATGGAATACCACAGATAGTAAGCTACAAGTATGGACAGGTAGCGCATGGGATAATATGCACTAAGGGAGTTTAGCATGGAAGATAAAACAGAAGACAAACAGAAAGCTGTTATGGGACGCCCTAAAAAAGAAATAGATGCAAACGTGTTAATGAAGTTATGTGAGATTCAATGCACAGTCAAGGAAATGGCATTTGTATTAGGTGTAAGTGTAGACACGCTAAACAGGAACTATAAAGAAGAGATCCAAATTGGCAAAGCACAGGGCAAGATTGCATTACGTAGAGCACAGTGGCGTAACGCAATAGAGAAGAGTAATCCAACTATGCAAATATGGCTAGGTAAGAATATTCTACAACAAACAGATGCACCACTAGATGATGATGCAAGCAACATACTGCCATGGATGGATTAACATGAACAAGGACTGGACAGAAGTAACAAAGCGTAACAGTGAAGATATTACTTCAATTAAGAATGCAATTGATACAATAAAGAACAACCACTTGCATCACATTGAAACAGATGTAGCTGGTGTTAAAAAAGATCTTGATCATCTCAAAGCTGATTTGACTAAACAAGATAAGAAGATAGATAAGATGGACAACCGTATTTGGTGGGTCCTTGGAATCTTAGTAGTATCAACAGTAATAGGAATGGTTAAGGCAAGCGCGTTATAACAGCCAACAACTCAACAAGGAAACGTACAATGAAAAAACATATGAGTAGTAAAGAACATGATGCTTACATGAGTCAACCCCGCACTGGACTCAAGCGTCAAGAGATGACAACATTGCATATACAAAATGGTAACCTGCGTAAGACTACAGTAACAAGAGTATTCTTTAACAATGGTGAATACTTAGACAGTGAAAGTACTGAGACTATTTGCAATGCCACTGAGTAAAGTACAAAAGATAGTTAGTGATGATACAAGCCGCTTCAAAGTAGTAGTGGCAGGTAGACGTTGGGGCAAGAGTCATTTGAGTATGAATGAGATGGCAAAGTTTGCACGTTATCCCAACAAGAAGATATTCTATGTAGCACCAACGTATAGACAAGCAAAGCAAATCCTTTGGGATGATCTTAAAGCTAAGATGACACAGTGCCGTTGGGCTAAGAAGATCAATGAAAGTGATTTAACTATTACATTAGTTAATGGAAGTAAGATACATTTACGTAGTGCTGACAACCCAGATAGTTTACGTGGTATATCAATTGACTTCCTAGTAATGGATGAAGCAGCAATGATTGATCACAAGACATGGACAGAAGTATTACGTCCAGCATTATCAGATAAGAAAGGACACGCACTCTTTATTACAACACCAAAGGGACGCAACTGGATATTTGATTTATGGACTGGAGCACACAGTCAACCTGGTTGGCAAAGCTATCAGTTCACAACGTTAGATGGTGGACAAGTAGAACAAGAAGAGATAGATGCGGCACGTGGTGACCTTGATGAGAAAACATTCAATCAAGAGTATTGTGCTACATTTGAATCATATGCAGGTATGATATATTATAACTGGAATCCTAGTGTGCATGTAACACCGCATCCTAATCCAGAACTACCACGCAATGAAATATTGCATGTTGCAATGGACTTTAACGTAAGCCCATTAGTTGCAGGTATTGCAAGAGTTAACGGTGATGAGATACACTTTATAGATGAGGTTGTTATGCAAGGCTCAAACACATATGAGATGGCAGAAGAACTAACTAACAGATATCCCAACAACCGTATATGGGTTTATCCAGACGCAAGTGGACAAGCACGTAAGACAAGTAGTAATACAAGTGACCATAACATACTTAGACAAAGTGGTTTTACGTTAAAGGTTAAAAGTATCAACCCTCCTGTAAAGGATAGGATTGCAGCATTGAACGCTAGTCTTAAGAGCGTAGATGGTACTGTAAGAATACGTGTTAATCCAAAGTGCAAAGAAACTATTAAATGCATCAGTGGACAAACATACAAAGAGGGAACACAGATTCCAGATAAGTCAAGCGGGTTAGATCACTTGAATGACGCAGTTGGTTATCTAGTACATTGGATTAATCCAATTAGACGTCCAGTAATACAGAACAAAGGTCCAGAATTATTTGGACATTTTTAATGGCATAAATAAACATAATGCCTGACAGATTGATCCCTGTCAATACTACGTACCTGATTCAGTACTAGATGCCCCACAACAACCTATATAGGGAAGACACATATTATGAAGACAGTAGAACAATTAGAACAAACGCATGAGAACTATGCAGAGATAGCCAGACAGGCTACGTATCACTATAAGAGTTGGTTGGGTGGAGAAACTTACAAAAGCGGAAGCTACTTAACACAATACTTAGGTGAGAGCAGTGCTCCTGGTAATCAATACGCAAAGCGTATTAACAGTACACCGTTGGATAACCATGTAGCAACTACAATAGACATATACCGTAGTTTCCTATTCCGCACATTACCTAAACGAGAACTTGGCGTACTAATAAAGAACCCACTTGTTAAGCAATGGCTTACAGACACAGACCAAGAAGGCCAAGGCATGGACAGTTTCTTAAAGACTGCAAATGATTTAGCTATGTGCATGGGTAGTGCATGGATACTTGTAGACAAACCAAGTTACAAAGTAGAAACACAAGCAGAAGAGATTGCACTTGGCATCCGTGCTTATGCTAACGTTTACATTCCACAGAATGTTTTGAACTGGTACTATGAACGTAACGTTGGTGGTAAGCTAGTATTGAAGCACATCAAAGTTAGAGAAACAGACAACACAGACTCTACAGTATTCACATGCTGGTATGAAGACTATGTTGAGAAGTACACAGTAAGCAAGAATGGTGATGGAACACTAGCTGGTATAACTGATCATGAAGTATATGACAACCCATTAGGATACGTTCCTTTTGTATTCCATGCTCCATTGAAGTCACCTGTTAAAGGTGTTGGAACAAGTTTAGTTGCTGATGTTGCAAACCAACAGAAGTTTATCTACAACTGTTTAAGTGAAGTTGATCAAGCTATCCGTGTTGGTACACACCCAACATTAGTTAAGACTCCAAGTACAGAAGCTAACGCTGGTGCTGGTGGTATTGTAACTATACAGGATGATATGGATCCAGGTTTAAAGCCTTACTTGCTTGCACCAACAACAGCAGCAGTTGATGCTATATTGCGCACAGTAGAGAAAGCAGTAGAAGCAATTCAACGCATGACACATACAAGTAGTATACAAGCTACAACTGGCTCACCAATGTCTGGTGTTGCTTTACAAACAGAACGCGCTTTGCTTAATGCTAAATTGAATGACATTGCAGACACACTTAAAGAAACAGAAATTATGATGTGGAACATTTGGTTGGATTGGCAAGCAATTACTAAGCCAGATGACTTCAGCTTAGATTATCCAGAAACGTTTGATATGCGTGATGAACATCTTGAAATGGCATTCTTACTACAAGCACGTAGTAGTGGTGTAAACAACCCAGCGTTCCAAAAAGAGATTGACAGACAAATCATTGCACTGGTTGTTGATGATGTAATAATACAAAGTGAAATACTTGAAGACATTGATGACGCTGACGTTGAAACACATCAAATGGTTGGACCAGATGGTGATGTTGTAACTGTAGCAAATACAGATGATCATCAACAACTTGTAGACATTGGGTATGTGAATATATAATGGCCTTTAGTACAAAGAGACATGACAAGGTAATAACAGACACACTTGAAGATATACAAGCAGGTGTGTTTGATAGTATCAAAGCATTAGAGAATGAAGTAGCAGACTTAATAGCAATGGGTTACAACGCACAAACAATACGCCCAGTTGTGTTAGCTGCATTCCGTAAATGGAGCAGTGCAGCTAAAACAGCAAGTGCTCCTGTTACAGACTTGAGTGCCAATTGGTTAGTAGAGACTGGCTTCTCTCCAGGTCCTGTTGATTTACAAGCACAGGAAGTATTAGCAGAACAAACAGCTAACGCAATAAGTAACACAGTGGACAGCAATGCAGAGAACATATTACAAATCATTGCATTAGGTGCCGCTAGTGGATTAGCATTAGATGTTGTTACAGGACAAGTACGTGGACGCATCAGTGGTGTACAAATGGAAAGCAATGATCCAGAAGTACGTAGACAACAACGCAAACTTAATAAGTTAATGCGTACTGGAGCTACAGCCGCAGAGCTTGCTGCTGTTACAGCTAAGATACGTAGACTAACACCTACTATTAATAGTGCTAACAGTGTAAGAGATCAAGCTTTGAAAACTGTAAGTGACAGTGTAATGAACTTTGATGGAGCATTTGCTGCAGGTGTAGCAACACGCAACAATGTAAAGAAATGGTTGTATGCTGGTGGACTAATGGAAACAAGTAGACCGTTCTGTATACAAATGATTGGCAGTGAACTTGACAAAGATGAAATTGATTCAATATGGAGTGGACAATGGGCTGGAAAAGAGCCTGGTGATCCAATGACAGTAAGAGGCGGGTATAATTGCCAGCATTACTGGGTTCCAATAGTTGAAGAAGATGATGAGATTTAAAAGTGATAAATAAACATATAGAGATATATAAGTAGGTCACATAAGTGATCCTAAACCCCAACTTAAAAAAAGGATATTGACATGACAATGAATGAAACTCATGGTATTACTGACACAACAGATACTGGTAACGTTGATGCAGGCCAAAGTATAGAATCCCAGGTTGATACCGCTAAGACATTTACACAAGAAGAAGTAAATGAATTAATTGGTAAACGTGTTGCCCAAGTTAACAAGAAATTTGACGGCGTTAACATGGAAGAATACAAAGCACTCAAAGGTTTGAAAGAACAGATTGAGGAAGAGTCACTGATCAAGAAAGAAGATTTCAATGGTGTACTAAAGAAACAACGTGAGAAGTCAGATGCGGAAGTATCAAGACTACGCGGTGAACTTGAAACTATTAAAATTGATGGCGCACTGATTAATGCTAGCAGTAAAGCAAAAGCAGTAAGCCCAGATCATGTAGCTCAACTATTGAGAAAGAACATTAGACTAGACGCAGAAGGACACGTAGTTGTTACTGACGCGGAAGGAAAAACACGTTATACGGACAACGCGGATCTTATGACAGTTGACCATTTAGTTGAAGAGTTCTTATCAAGCAACCAGTATTTTAAAGCTGCTGGCCCAAGTGGCACAGGTAGCTCAGGTAATACTAATAACGTAGACCAACAGAGTTTGGATCTATCACAACTTGACATGAACAATCCAGAGCACAGAAAACTCTACACAGAGATGAAGAAAGCTGGGACTGTTTAAATTAAAAATAACATTTTTTAGGAGAATATAAAAATGGCATACGCAAATGAATATGGATCAGGCATTAACTTAACAGCCCTTATGGTCCCAACACAGGCCGCTACAGTTTTTGCGGCCCAGGAAGCATCACTCTACCTACCAGGTCTTTTAGTTCCTGTAGTACAAGTAGCACAAGGTTCTGCATCAGCACAAATTGCTGTAATGGGATCAGTAACAGCACAAACTATCACCAACAACGGTGACGGCACACAAGAAACAGATCCAGGTGTTGACTTTGCACCACGTCTACCTGCTAACACTAGCAAGACTATTGACTTAGACTTGATTGCTTCACGCACAGTAATCCGTGATTTAGGTGGAGTTGATTTTAACAACTTTGGCCGTATTATGGGTAACAGTATTGCATCAGCAGTTGACGCACGTGTATCTGCTAAACTTGGCGCAATGACAGTAGTTGCACCTGGTGGCGGCGCACTAACTTTACTAGATGACTTGTACACAGCTATTGGCACAATCCGTGACAATGGTGAAACTGGTCCTTTGAATTGTGTTGTTTCTGCAGCTAAGTACGCAGACTTCATGAAAGTAATTGGTAACGTAGGCTTTGCAGGTTCAAGCACACAAAACGCAGCAATGCAAACAGGTCTAATT